AGAACTACAGGGAAAAGAACAATGTCTGATGATTTTGATTTCGGATTCACCGCAGTAGATGAAGCGCCGCAGTCTCAACCGCTTACGCCTGTTTCAACTACTGCATCACTTCCAGATGACGCGCTTGATGGAGTAATGAAAAAACTTTACGAAATTGAGAACCGAATTCTGGATATGGATAACGCTGGTGTTTTGACAGAACATCGGACACTACTAGAAGGAGATATATCTGGCAAGCTAAGAGATTTAGAAGACTTAATTCTTCCACTACTTACAAACTTAAAGAAAAATCCAGACAAAGAATACATTCACTGGCCGAACCGTTCAGCCATTATTGATAAACAAATTGAAAAGATACAGGCGGTTACCAGATATTATGAGCGAGTTTAAATTAGATGCACTAACTAGCAATAAAATTTTTGAACGTACAATGTCTAGAACATATGATCTTTATCTACATGATGAGATCGAAGGACCAGATGAGTATATAGAATGGAATCAATTGTTCAGGTCAGCTTCCGCTGAAGACGTAATCTATGTTCACATCAATTCCTACGGTGGACAGATCAATACAGCAATTCAGATGATAAGAGCCATGCGGGAGACTCCTGCTACTATTGTCACATCCATAGAGGGTGCTTGCATGTCTGCCGCTACGATGATCTTCCTACAGGGAGATGTATGTGAGATATCAGATCACAGTCAGTTTATGGTACATACTTACTCCGGTGCCGCATGGGGCAAAGGAAATGAAATGGCATCTCAAGTGCTACATGATTCCGATTGGATATCTGACCTAATGCATGATGTGTACCAGCATTTCCTTGATGAAGATGAGGTCAATGCGGTGATTGAAGGCAAGGATCTCTGGTTGACCCCGGCAGAAGTGTTTACCAGGCTGAAGAAAAAGACCACTTTGATCGAAAAAGAGACCAAAGAAGCCGAAAAAGCGGCAGCGGCTGAAAAGAAAAAGCAAATAAAAAAGAAAAGCGTTAAATAACAACGACTTACGATTGAAAATAAATTGGTTATCCTCTTGACTTTTGCTAAAAAGTATGTCATAATGTACTTTGAGAATGAGAGAGGGTATACCAATGGAAGTAAAAAGCAAAAGCATGTTAGCCAAACTACTGGCTACCGAAGATATCAGTGTTGAGCATCAGAATGTTCCCACCGCGATGTTCGACCTCAAGAACCGCAAGATCATTCTTCCCCGCTGGAAGGAAATGTCAGTAAATCTATATGATCTGTTTGTCGGTCATGAAATTAGCCACGGCTTAGAAACTCCAGCAGAAGGTTGGCACGATGCTGTATGTGACTCCGGTCAGGGCTTCAAGTCTTTCCTAAATGTGATAGAAGATTGTCGCATTGAGAAAAAAGTCAAAGCACGTTACCCTGGTCTAGTCAAGTCTATGGCTCTTGGTTATAGAGAGTTGATGGAGATGGACTTCTTCGGACTCAAGGGTCGTGACATGGATACTCTTCCACTCATCGATAAGATCAACTTAAAATTCAAGTGTGGTGCCATGCTCGGCATCAACTTCTCGGAAGAAGAATTACCTTTCATCACTGCTACTGAAAATGTTGACACTTGGGAAGATACTGTCAAAGTAGCCAACGAACTTTATGAGTACAGCAAAACTGAACAAGCCATGCAAGATGCTTTAGAGCCTCAAGCGGATGAGTTCGGTGAAGACTGGGATGAAGACACAGATTTTGAATCCAGTGATGACTACGGTGACGGAGAAGAAAGTGACCAAGATGGTGACCAAGATGGTGACCAATCAGAAGAAGAAACTCAGGAAGCCGGCAGTGAATCCAAAGATGAAGATGAAAAATCTTCGGAATCAGAAGAAGAGTCTGAGTCTACCGACGCCAAGCAAGGCGGAGATGATATCATGGAAGGGACTCCTGACCCAGAGTCAATGACTGATAAAGCCTTTCGTAATGCAGAAGAAAGACTTGTCGAAATGAACGACAAAGATATTATGACTGTTAACTTTCCAAAGCTAAAGTCTAATGCGTTTGTTATGCAATCCGCTGAAGTCTGGAACTGGACACCAGAGTATAAAAAAGGTACTTACTGGGGAAATGAAATTCAGACTAACAATGTTGAAGTTGAGAACAAGCTGTTCAATGATTTTCAAACTCGCAATAAGTCTGCGATCAACCTTCTAGTCCAACAGTTTGAGATGCGCCGCAAAGCTACTTCATTAAAGAAAGCCCGCGAGAACAAGACTGGTATGCTTAATGATAAAAAGTTGTGGGCATACAAGCTAACGGATGATCTTTTCCTATCAACTACTACTACCCCAGATGGTCAGAACCACGGCATGTTTATGTTTGTTGATATGTCTGGTAGTATGTATCAGGAAATGACTAATGTTGTCGAACAGTTATTGATCCAAGTATCCTTCTGCAAAAAAGTCGGCATTCCGTTTGATGTTTACGGATTCGGTAACGCTGGATACTATGAAGATTTCACTCGCAAGATGTTGCAAGATGCCCAGAGCAAACAGTCTGGTGATATCTATATCGATGATGAAAACTTTCGGTTACTACAATTAATTTCTTCTGAGTTATCAGCTCCCATGTATGCCAAAGCATTCAAAGGTCTTCTAGGATGGGCAACTACTTACATAAACAGAAACAACCGTCAGGATACAGAAGAGAAAATATGGCAAGAGCGTTACAACCAACCGCGTCATATGTCACTGTCCTCTACTCCTCTGGCTACTGCGATGTTAGTTGGTCGTGATATTGCTAATGAATTCAAACAGCGTAATCACCTTGAAGTTCTGAACACAATCATTCTGACCGATGGGTACAACACTGACAATATAGTTGTGGTTGAAGATTGTATGGAACTAGAAAATACTGACTACGCGCAAGTGACATTTCGCCACCGCGCGCCAAGAGAAGTTTCTGAGGTGTACATCAAAGAAGGTGCAATCTCAACCAAGCATGTTATCTCAGGACTATACGGTACTGGAAACTACAGTCGTGGCATAGGATACCAAGATTATTTCCTAGCACTACTGAAGCACTACCAAGCAACCACTGGTTCGCGTATGATATCATTCAACATTGTACCTGCAAAGTCATCCGCTGTCAGAGATTCATACTTTGCCGCGATTAGCAAGTATGATTACGAGGGGTTTCAGACTAAGTACAAGACCTTCCGTTCTGAGCGATTCATGGAAGTTCCCAATGCTGTCGGATACGATACTATGTTTATGATCATGGGTGGCAAAGGGCTAGAAGTAGACACTGATGAAATGGAAGTTAAGTCCAACTCCAAAGGTGATCTAAAGCGTGGATTCATGAAGTTCGCCAAGGGACGCAGTGCCAGCCGAGTGTTTTTGAATCGATTCATCGATAAAGTTGCATAAAAGATGAAAATAATTGAGAAAACACTTGACTTTCCCATGAAACCTGCTATAATGGTATAGTAAAGTCGAGTTAAAGAAGTTAAATTGAATAATCCTTTTGAGAGAGGTCAGATTATGAGTGAATTAAATAGTGAATTGTTGAGCGCCCTACAGGCAATAGATACTGCCGGTGGTACGCTCAACCGAAAGCAAATTTCAGATGTGGCAGTGAGTCTCGGACTCGCCAAGCAGGGTTCCGCAGTCGGCTATATAGTTGGCAATTATGCGGTTGCTCGTGGCGTTTATGATGTTTCATTACCCGCAAATTCTGTACCTGCACAAGCCCCAAAGCCTATTGCAGTCATACAGTCCAAACAACCTACCCAAGACCTTCCGCAAGAAGCGGCAAGAGTCCTAACTCAGGCTAAATTATCGGTGACTATCGAGAACTTAATTCCTCCCAAAGACAGTACTTATGTTCCGTTTGGATTCTTTAAAGACCTGACTAGAATTGTCAAGTCTGGAATGTTTTATCCTACGTTTATCTCTGGTCTATCCGGTAACGGTAAGACTATGATGGTCGAGCAAGTTTGTGCAAAACTAGGGCGAGAAGCCTTGCGAGTCAATATCTCTATTGAGACTGATGAAGATGATTTGATTGGTGGCAATACACTTGTCGATGGTAACGTAGTTTATCGAGAGGGTCCTGTTCTCACTGCAATGAAACGTGGTGCAGTACTAGTTCTAGATGAGATCGACCGTGGCTCTAACAAGCTAATGTGCTTGCAGGCTATCATGGAAGGCAAGCCTTACTACAATAAGAAGACTGGTGAGATTGTCTCTCCTGAACCCGGCTTCAATATCATTGCTACTGCGAATACTAAAGGTCGTGGATCAGATGATGGCAAGTTTATGGGTGCTCAGATACTAGATGAAGCATTCCTTGAGCGTTTTGCAATCACTGTCGAGCAAGAATATCCATCGGCTGCCCAAGAGAAGAAAATTGTTCTTGGTAAGATGCGAGTTGCCGACTGCATTGATGATATCTTTGCTACCAATTTGGTGACCTGGGCTGAAGTGATCCGAAAGACTTTCTATGAGGGTGCAATCGATGAATTGATTTCTACTCGCCGTCTGGAACACATTGTCAAAGCATTCTCAGTGTTTGGTGATAAGATGAAAGCCATCGAGTTATGTGTAAACAGGTTCGATACCGACACCAAGCAAGCCTTCTTAGACCTTTACACTAAGGTTGATGATGAAGTATCAATGCCGGAGACAGATGATGGTGGTATAAAAATCACCGAAGACTTCGGACCCGAAAGCGCACCATTTTAAGGAACCATCATGTCGATAGATTATAAATTCAATGAAGATAAACTCATTGACCAGTTTAAGAAGTACATTGATTCGACCTACGATGGTCACTATGGACAAGGAGGGCTACAGTCATCTGAGATTATTGTAGACCGAGGTCATGGTCAAGGCTTCTTTCATGGAAACATTGACAAGTATAACGGTCGATATGGTAAAAAGGGTGATAGTCCTGATGATTGGCGTAAAGACATTATGAAGATTATTCATTATGGATTTCTCGCTCTCTATGAGCATGATAGGACATATCATGCTCAAGAAAAAATTGATACTGATACTTTTGAGAAAATGCTGTCACCAGAAGAAGCTGCCGAAGTACAGCGGCAATATGAAAGAAATAGACTGTAGACCACCAGAATCCGTAAGGATACCTAGGTAGTCATGTGTGTGACCTCTCTCTCAATTGCAACTACACATGGCTATCTAGGTTTTTTCTATTATAAATACATGAGAGATACTACTAACATACCGAGAGGACAAATCAATGGCATATGAAGCCAGAATTACACAAACCAGAACAGATATTGACCAGGTGTGGTATGTATTTGATACTGATGTCGTTACCAATTCTGCACAGGAAACCCGAGCCGACAGATTGAAACAATTTATCGCTGATGAAGTTGCGGCCGGTACACCGACCCATGCAATTGAATTTTCGGATGATCATCTTTCTTGGTCATGGGTTAACACCTTTGCAGATGAAGCTACCTGGGAAGCATTTGAAATTCGTTATGAGGCTTTTGTGGCTAATACAGAAACTGGACTATCTGGAATAAGATGGCATGAAGAAGCGGTATTTGTAGATTGGTGTACTGCTACTGGATCAACCGTTAGCATCACTGATGGTGCCGCTTAACCTATTGACATAACCCCAAATTTATTATATAATGATTGTAATGTTTATAACTGTGAGGAAGACCTGTGAAAATATCAAAAGCAACGATGGAAGTTCTGAAGAATTTTGCCTCGATCAACAGCAATATTCTTGTCCGTGAGGGCAATGTTCTATCAACAATATCAACTGGCGTTAACATATTCTGTCGTGCAGAGGTAACAGAAACCTTTGACCGAGAGTTCGCCATCTATGACTTGAATAGTCTACTGGCTTTACTGACCATGATGGAAGATACCGATGTTGATTTCGGTGAAGACTGCATCACTATCAGCAAAGACACCAGTGAATTCAAATATTACTATGCTGATAAGACCATCATTGTGGCAGCCCCGGATAAGACAATCGAGGTAGACAACCACTATGAATTCAATCTTACTGCTAAGATGATTGAAACCATGAAGCGAGCCGCTTCCGTTATCTCTGCTCCTATGTTGAGCGTTGTGGCTAAGAATGGCAAGGTAGTGATGAGCGTTGGTGATCCTTCAACTCCCCGAAGTAATACATACACCCAAGAGATTGGTGAATTCGATGGTGAGTTTGATTGTCGCATACCAATCGAGAACTTTAAAGTTATGAGTGGTGATTATGTCACTGTTCTAAGCAAGAAGAAGTTTATGTACTTACACAATGACTCCGCACAATATTGGTTAGCACTTGACCCCAATTCACAGATAGGATAAAAAATGAATATTGGAGTTGGAAATAGAATGCCCCTAGTGAAATGGAATACTAGGGTTCGTGATGAGACAGTCGAAGGTGATAACCCATATCGATGGGAGAGTTTAACAACTGCGGATGTCTTCAAAGATAAAAGAGTGGTGCTGTTTTCATTGCCTGGCGCATTTACTCCTACCTGCACCACAAAGCAACTACCTGGGTTTGAATCACTGTACGATGATTTTATTGAATCTGGTGTGGATGAAATCTACTGCATGTCAGTGAATGATTCTTTTGTGATGAATGCTTGGTCTAGATGGGCTAACATAAAGAATGTAAAAGTAATCCCCGATGGTTCTGGTGAATTTACTAGTGCTATTAGTATGCTAGTCGATAAGGGTAACCTAACATTCGGTCAGCGATCTTGGAGATTTGCCATGCTGTGCAATGATGGTGTTGTTGAGCAATCTTGGATAGAACCCGGAATGTGTGACAATGCTCAAGATGATCCATATGGAGAAACTGCACCCGAAAAGATATTAGAATATATACAACTAGAATCTCCTCTTGCCAAAGGCAGAGAACTGCAATTAACTTTGTTTGAAGGTCTTGACTCGAAAGATAAAATG